CTACAACTTGAAGTGTGTCATGATTGGATTTTCATGGGCCAAGGGAGGCTGTCAGAAGTTATTTGATCTACTGCAAGGAGCTATGCCTGGAGATGAGTCAACACATTTTTACTTTGAATGGGATCTCAAGAGGCAAGATCAAAGTGTTAAGGCTATTCAGATAATTATGAATTTTATGATTTTAATGCTTGACTATGATTATTCTATTGATCAAACCAAACTTAAAGTTTTCAATAATGCCTTACTTGAACTTGCTTCGTGGTGCACAGACAACAGTGCGTGTACAAAAGTTAAATGGTTTGGGAAGAATTCCTGGCGTACGGTAATAGGAATACTATTCAGTGGTGAGTATTTGACAAGTATATCAAACACTTTGGTAACATATATTTGTTTTCTTACCTTTCTTTTCAAGGTACGTGAAGTACTTAAAACCAGGAATCCGGCGTTGGGGTTTTCTGAAACACAACTTGATTTCAAAATTCACGAGCTGGAAAAATTTATTCGAAATGTCCGTGCAAAATTTTTCGGAGATGATGGCATCGCAGCAATTCCGCTTACTTTAATCGATGTTTTGACACTAAGTCACAAAATAAGGAAAAATAACAAAATTTCGCCAGTTAACTCCTTGATTCCAGGATTTGATGAAGTTTTAGTATCGGAGTTTGATATGCAATTAAAACTTGAAGATTCAGCAGAATATTTAAACCTATACACAATTTGCGATGACCAAGAAAATATTTTGATTCCAGGTCCAAAAATATTAAAGCGTAGATTCAAATTCGTAATAAGAAATAAAGTAAGGCAGGTTGTGTCTTTCAGAGAAACTGCGTTGTGGAAAGTCGCAAATCCGGCAATAAACGTTCAAAATCCGTTTGTTCAATTGATGCGGATTTTGGGACATCTATGGGACACACATGGCAACAATACCATGCAATATAAATATCTGGTGAAATTATACGATTTGGTATGCCTAGACATGAAAATACATAAAGGTGACGTAGATCACTTTATGACAGCGCAAATTGAAAAGGAAAAACGTGGAGAACTGGAGAACCATGATGTTAGTCTTACAAATTTTGCAAAGAAACATTTTGGCAAAGAATTTGATCTAGACATTTTGCAAGCATTTAAATCTTTTCCATCAGAGGAATTTCTACAATCTGTGTTCAACGATAGAAGTTACCATTATGAATTTTTTAAGAACCCAACCAACGCAATGTCGTGGAGTGAAATGCAAATAAATCATAAAAATTAAACTACATTAAGAGAATTTTCTGTGCATCTCTAATAACGAATTGTGGCGTCCCCACTTCGGGATTTGCTT